ATGAAAACAACGTTCACCCCTGAGCTGTCGCCCACAGCAAAAAAAGATGGTACTTATGCGGTATATGTTCGGATATATCAGGATTCAAAGTACCGACGCGTCAATCTTGGTTTTTCGATTAAGAAAGACGATTGGAATGCTGTACGAAAAGAGGTACGGAAATCGAACCCCAATCACAGGATCTATAACACATTGATTAAGAAGAAAACAAGTGAAGCAGAACTGAAGCAGGTAGTTGGCCAGCTCACCAACAACCCTACTTCTATCACCACGCTACAGCTCAAGCTGAAAAATGAAATCACCGGGGGAAACTTCTTAGTGTACGCAAACGAATATGCGGACCGCTTGAAAAGCTCTGGATCTCGTCGAGTGTATAAGACTGTAATCGCAAAGCTTTCGGAGTATTCGCCTAATCTCGACTTTGTGGATATTACCAGGGAATTTTTGTTGAACTACAAAAAGTGGTTGGAGGAAACGAAGCTGAATAAGCAGAATACAGTACATAAGAATCTAACCACGATTCGAACGGTGTACTACGAAGCGGTTAATAGCGAAAAGTTCGAACCGAAACGTAATCCCTTTTTGAGTTTGAAGCTAAGAAAAGAACGCTCTAACCGTGTGAAGCTTTCGGAGGATGAGTTGGCTATACTTTTCAAAGCAGAACTTGAGGTCGACTCTTTGCTATTCCATGCCAGGAATATCTTTCTATTTCAATACTATGCGTTCGGGATGAGGATAGCCGATGCCCTACAACTGAAGTGGCTTAATGTGAAGGATAATAGAGTAGACTACATTGCACAGAAAACAAAAAAGCGGCATGATGTACGATTACCGAAGGAAGCCCTAATCATACTGGATTATTATAAGTCGCTTGATAGAAAACCTCACTCTTATGTTTTTCCTTTTCTCGATAACAAATTACTCAAGCAAGCGACTGACGACGATAAGTACAGAAGGTTGATAGAATCGAAAACCTCGCAAGTGAATACCAACTTGAAAAAGCTTTCGGTACGGGTTGGGATTAATAAGAATATTTCAACACACGTGAGCCGACACAGCTTTGCCGAAAATGCACGAAAAAAGACGGGCGACATCTATGCAATCTCCAAGGCGCTCGGACACTCGAACATAAGTATCACCGAAGCTTATTTTGCACAAGAATCGAAAAATGATACCGATAGGCTATCGGATTTGCTTTTCGGGGAGTAGGCTGGCTGAACTTGATTTTTCGATTTTTTTTGTAATTCTGTTAATTGAATAGGTAAGGTGTTGATAATCAGCCATTACAAACTTTTTTCAGTTTTGTAATGGCATAACAAACTTGAAAATGACAAACAAATACGTTGCATATATGCGTGTCTCTACGCAAAAACAAAAGAATAGTGGCTTAGGCTTAGAAGGTCAAAAGGGTATAATTCAGTTTTTTGCAAGCATAAATAAGGCTGAAATAATACAAGAATTCATTGAGGCTGAGTCGGGAAAAGAAGCTACTAATAGACCTATTCTTAGAGAAGCTATACAGTTATGTAAGGATCATAAATACACCCTGATTGTAGCAAAAATAGATAGGTTGAGCCGTAATGTACCTGATACCTTCCTGATTGTACAGGAACTTGAAAACAGAGTTGTTGCTTGCGATATTCCAATCCAACCAATTGATAGTCTTACCCTAGCTATCTATTCAGGATTAGCACAAAGAGAAAGGGAGCTGATTAGTATTAGAACAAAGCTTGCACTCAAGGCAAAGCGAGATAGAGGAGAGGTTATTATAAGAAAGGTATCTCCAAACTTCCATGAGGTAAGTAAAAAGGGTCAAGCTGCTTGGCTTGAGTACACGAAGGATTTCTATACCAACGAGGTATTAGTCTTATTTGTAGAAAGATTTGTCAAGCAACAGTTGACATATTCTGAAATTGCAGATAGGTTGAATAAGAAAGGTTTTGTAACTCGAAGAAATAGGAAATATAATACTCTTTCTATCCTTCGACTTATTCGAAATATTAAGAAGTATTATTTAGCAAAATAGAAAATCCCTTCAGGTTTTAACCTGAAGGGATTTTCTATTTATTTCTACTATACCAAAAGATTGCCTCTTTCACGAAGGAGTTATGATTATTGAAATCTCCTTTGGGGAAAGTATTTGATTTGATGATATCGACTATTTCATCAGGAAAATCGAAAACAAAAATGTTCCGTTTTTGTCGTTTTATTTTCAGAGGTGAGTTTCCTGCTCCCAATCTAGCACCACCACGCCCCATTCCTTTTGAGCCTAACACTATGTAGCATTCTTTCTGAAAAGCAGGTGTGAAGTGTATATGGAAATGTTCGGCTAGCTGTCTGGCGGTGAAACTTTTCCGATGGTACAAATCTTTCGCTTCGTGTTCATTCATAAGTAGGAATTCATGAATGCCCCCTGACGTTAAGATTTTTTTCATAGAAATACAGATATAAGTTTCCCGTTTGAAAAATGTAGATCAGTTACCTTGTCGGAAATGATGGGAGTTTCAAAGCCCATCACTCTTTCGTGGGTAGCTGCTTCTACTATCCAGTAGATATATAGTTCATCCCCAAAACCCTGTTGGATATAGATAAGTTCTTGGTCTAATGCTTCTTGAATTGTCATTTTTTTGTGTAGTTTTGTGTTCTATTTATTTAGAAAAAGCCCCCTCTGGTCGAGCTACCTGTTTGGGGGCTTGTTGTTTTATTTCAATAATGATTCAAAATCAATCTTATTTTTCAGCATACTAGCAAGCTCTAATTCTTCAGCTTCTAAAGCTTCAATTCCTGATTTCATATAAAGAGGGATTCTTTTAGCAAAGTCCTTTACTTCTTTAGAGGTAGATCCATTTACCCAATAATTATAATCACTAGCGTAGTAATATCCTTCTCCTACTACAGTAAAATCTCCGCCATTTTCAAAACCATAAACTGTACCCCATCTTGGGTGTTTCCTAGCGATTCCAACACCAAAGCAAGACTCCATTCCTGCTGGAATTTTATTTTCAACAAATGAGATATATGCGTTCACATATTCAGCAGTATCTTTTCTAAGGTCAGCTATAGCTGCAATAATCTGTTTTACATTTGAGTTTTTCATTTTCGTATTTATTTAGAATTGTTGTCCCTACCTTGTTAAACTGCTGTCAGGTATTCAGTTGTTATCTTCTTTACAAAGGTAGCATTTGTTTTGTTACATAACAAAACAAATGCTAAAATATTTATATATTTTTTTCAAAAAAAATCTCTACCAACAAAGTCAGTAGAGATTATAAAACTAATTGTAATTATAACACACCTATTTTGTATAGGGTATTGCCTTTACCAACTGTATGTTCAGTTGGGGTACTTTTAAGACATTTTTTTCGGGGATAATTCCTCTCGCAATCCAGTTAGAAACGACTGTGGTCGATTTTAACTTAAACCGTTTTATATATTCTGTTAGAGTTACCCACTCTTCAAGTGGATATTCTATATTATCAACAAGAATTGATACTTTCTTTTGAGTAATTTTTGCCAAAAGCTCTTCAGCTTTTTTTCTAGAAGCTTTTGATTCCTCGATAGCTTCTTTAGCTTTATCTGCAAGCAGATTAGCTATTTCATTTTTTTCAGACTCTGAAGCAGAATCTAGCTTCCTCGTTGCTAACTCTAATTCTTGTAGAGTTTTGGCCTTTTTTATTTTATCTATATTCATGTGTTTAATGGCTTTCGGACTAGTCCGAAAGCCTGTTAAAGTTAAAGTCCCTTCCTTAATTTTTCAATTAGCTTTTCCAGTTCATCAATCTCGTCGAGAATTTCACTGGTCAACTCATCTGTGAGCCTATCTAAGTCGCTCAAACTTTTAAGTAAACCTTTCAGATAACCTTGCCTTATTAATAGGTCTGCTATCATCTGTTTAATTTGTTCCTTCATTTTTTTTCTGTGTTATAATTACATATCAAAGATATGATTGTTATGTTACAAAACAAAACAATTTGAATAAAAAAAAGCCGCACTCGTGTAAAAGTGCGACTTTTTGGATTTGTATTATTTTCAATTCCTAAATGGTACGATTAAAGAGTATCATCACTGTGGCTGGTATCCAAACATTTAACAAGTTTCAATTCCTATATATGGTACGATTGTAGAGTCAACACAACTCTAATACTCGAATATAGATAAGCTTTTGATATTTGCAAAATGCAAGTTGTAAATACTTATTATACGGTATATTTAGGAAAAAAATATCTATCTATGGAAAATAAAGAGGATGTACTAGCTAAGGCAAAAGTATTAATAGAAGAATCCAAAAACTTCCTTTTATCTGAAGGGAGAGTTATAGAGTTAAGTGATTGGCTTACAATTAAGAATTATTGTAAGAAATATAATATTTCAGAAGAATCCGTGGTGACAAACTGGATTCGTAGAGGGGTAATAGCGAATGAGGATATTCGTATTTTTCCTGAATTCAATAATATTAGGTTGATTAGAGATAAAAAATATAAATAAATGGACTTACATGAAAAACTTATTGAGTTTGGCTATAGCCAAGATTTATATCAAGGAACTATTGATTATGCTTACAGACGAATAATCAATGAAGCTCCAACAAATCCAAAAAGCGATTATATGATTCGATTTCCGCTAGCAGATCATAAGAGATTAGGAGGTATTGCCTCAATCGGTTTTTGTAATAACTTATATCTTATACTAAAATTCAGGAAAGAGTACTCAGGATTTGTGGGTGCAGATCAATGGAGATTAGTAGATTATGATATATGTGAAGACAGGGAAAAATCAAGGAGCTATAAGTCTATATCTGGGAAGAATTTAAGAGCTGCTGTTGAGAGATAGTTTTAGGTAAAAAAGCCACGGGGTAATACCTCGTGGCTTTTTTGCTAAGTTCCTAAACGTAGGAATCTGAAAACAGAACTTTCCTTCAGGGGTAATTTCAACTCTAGCTCTGTGATGAAAAAGTGGATGTTGTAAGCATGAAACAACTTCGATATGTTCAAAGCTGCTGCACTATATGGGTTAAGGTTAATAGAAGCTTCGAACTCTTCAGCTTGCTGAAGGAACTCGAATAGCTTACTATTTTGTGCGTAGATTCCTTTTTCTCCTGCTATTTGCAAATCGACTGTTCCCGTAGTACTTAGACTCAATACAGATTCTTTCCAGCCTTTTGCGTAGAAAATACGATATTCAATAGTATTGTCCTTTTGTTCGAAAAGAGGACTTTGTACTGCTGTATCGAAATAGATATAGTCCTGCTCGGTGGTGGCTAGGGTATAGGTATCGTCCTCAAGCTTTTTGATTTCGCTATACAGCATAGCGGGTAATAGCTTCAGCTCGATGGAATCGGTATCGAGATTTTCGTCCAGATCAGCATCGAGAGGATAAGCCTTGTACTTATCATATTCCAGATTGGTACTATGGCGAATCTGATAGTTTTTCTTCTTATATACATTATTGGTAGTGGCATAGCTGACCAGTGCCGAAATGTCTTGAGCTTTGTCTTGGTTAAGATTGCTATTAACGAAGTTGACATAGACCTTCTTTTCATCGGTATCGAAGTCGATGCCTACACCGTATAGAATCTTACAGTTTTCGAGAAACTCCTTCACGGTCCAGTCGGGCATATAGTCGGCAAATACTAGATTGGGCTCGTAGATATTGAATGCTAGTAATGTGCCTGGGCATTGCTTATCCTGATTTTTTGTAGACATTAGTAGTATGTCCTTCAGGTCGGGATGTGTCTCGATGTCGGAAAACATTTCGTACCCTAATAAGTCCAATACCTTACGAAGTACCTCCAACAATTTGAAGGCTGGAGATATGGCATAGGTGGTACGGGTGGTATAGTCGTTCACCTCCAAAACTTTGTTGGCCGTGTAGGCATTAATAATATTTTTCCAGTCACCAGAATCATAAGCAACCTCGTTACGTGCTGGTGGGTAACAGAAAAATGGGTGAATATCCTGTACAAGCTTGTCTTGTATTACGGCATCGTATTCGACTTGTGTAGCCTGAAAATTAGCACTTGAGTTGAACATCCCGAAAATATTGAGCCTTACATTATACTTCTTATTGTCGGGTAATAGTACGCTTATACTGTTACCATCATCGACTAGGGTCATATCCTTATTAGAACGATTGAAATCCTGTATAGCACTATTCCAGGCGTTTTGGAAAAAGCTTCGTGTACCCGTCATCGAGTTGATGCCATCGGGCTGAAACTTGACGTTGAGAATCATCTTATCATCTACCTTGAGTTGTACTTCGGTATAGACTTCGAACATGAGCGCCTTGAGCGAATGATCGCGAGTGTTGAAATTAGAATTACCCGAAATAGCCGAATAGGCAATACTCCACATTCCTGTAGTTACGTGTTCGGTCTCAAGCTGAAAACTACCAAGGTTGAGCTTTCTCAAGCTCGTCTCGTACAGGCTTTTCCCCACATTCCCTGGAGTGTTAGTTAGGTCTATATTATATGAGTTTTGATTTGCTTTTCGGAGGTTAGCAAAGCCTTCGAACAATAGATAGTTTCCGTACCACAAGCGGGCTGGATAACTCTGTTGGGAGCTACGATCGATATAAGGAAACATCACATTCCCGAAAATCGAACGACTCGCTTCGTCTGCGGGAATGGTGAACTGATAGGCAAAATCCCCTACAATCTTAAGCGATAAGTAGGGGTTTGTTTTGCGGATCGTACTCGAAAAATTGGTAGGTAGGGTAATGAATTTCCCTGCTATTTCTAATCTATACATATACTTCGTTGACGTGGGCTTTTTGGAATTCGAGCTGTAGGCTCACTACAGCATTTTCGGTTGTGAATACTCCTACGGATTGTTGCGAAAGAAATACTCGTTCCTGACTAGCATTGTTCCATATATATATTTCGGGCGATTGGCTAATATCTACACCGATAGCACGTAAGAGGCTATCTTTCACAGCTCTTGTAGTTACCGAAATCTTATCCCGATTCTCGATGTAGGTGGGTACTTCGTTATTACCTTCCAATATTCCTTTTAGGGTGTTCACATCTAACATATCCTTAATTCGGGCGAAAGTGAAGGTATCCCACACACCTAGTCTGTTTCGGTATAGAACAGGTACAGGGTAATGATTGGGGCGTGTGTGTAATTTGAACGATAATGTTGGAGACAAGGGCTTATTGTTGGTATCTGCAAGAAATATCGAGTACTTGGTAATTACCTTGTTGGCGATAGCCTGCGACTTATATCGAGACAGGGAGCAGTCGATAAGGTGCAAACCATGTTGGTAATTTTGCTGTTGGCCAACAATTTGCGAAGTGCTGCCATCTTCGTACTCGATATAGCCCGACACCTGAAAGATATCTACAAAAGAGTTGTTAAGATAGATATAGCGGAAAAGCTTATCGAACATACCAACTTCGTAACTGTATGGCTGGAAGGTAAGAAACTTATTGAACCAAGTATCTACACCGTTCAGACCACCACCGGGAAAGAAACTTAGCTCGGAGCTGTGGACTTCATTGCCCTGCACAAAAGTTTTGATCATGAAGCTTTGAGCTTCGCCTAGGTAGGTTACTTCTTTCTTAAGTTCGGGTTGTTGGATTTTGAACAGATTGAAAAATCTGAAGAAAGAACTAAGGTCGAAAACATAGAATCCATTTTGGGGATAGGATAGCAAGGGAGCATCGAGATTATAGATAGTGTCTCCCTGTGAGATAAGACATACAGCCTTTTGGGTGCTGTATGCTCTTACTTTGTGTGTATAAGGTGTATTTGCGAAATTGATCATCTAAGTGCGTCTTTTTGCGTTTGAATGTTCTCGTTAATTTTCTTGCTTACCTGATAGGCATCCTCGTTATCGAAGTTGAGCGATAGCGGTGCTTCGCTTAGTCTTTGCGGTAATTGCTCTAGGGTTGTATTCATTTTAGTAAGAATACCGACTAGCATTTCATTACTAATATTTCCACCTTGAGCTGGAGCACTGTTAGGTGTATTGGTGCGAGCTGTAGTAATTCCTCCAGTGTTATCGTCTCCAGTAATTTTGTTGACACGACGATAATTGAGATACTCGGTAATTTGTGCTACTACAGGATCCTGCAATTGCCAGTTTGGGATAATGTATTCTGTTCCCTTTTCTGCTACTCGGATTAGAAACCCTGGTCCACTATCTTTCATTCCTTTTTCTGTGTAACCTCCCTGCTCATAAGCGGGTGGCTCTGTGGATAAGATGTTGGCAATTTGTGCAGCACCTACAATACCAGCAAAGGTCATAGCTACGGGATTGGGTGAAGCTCTAATAATGGAGTTGGCAAGTTCCATCGTTGCTCGAGATAGATTTTCAGCTCGAGTAATTTCGAATTGTTCTTTTCGAAATTGCTTTTCCTCTTCTTTGTGCTTATCGTCTAGGGCTTTTTTCTGCTTGGTATATTCCTTTTCAGAAATTACTTTTTGCTCCTTTTGACTATTCAGATTATCAATATCCTGCTGGTAACGATCATTTTCTCCTTGCTTGCGATTATTCAAATCCGTTTGGAAAAAACCTGCGATGGCGTTGAATGCTTGTCCGTAAGCTTGAATAATCATCTGACCTAAGTCGATGTTATGTTGCTTAATTAGCTGAGTTTCCTGCTGGCGGTACTTCTCTCGGATATTGGCTTTTTCCTGTTCAGTAAGACTTGCAACTTGAAGCTCTGACAGCATTTCGGAATTGAGCAGCGCAAGCTTTGACTGTAGTGGGTCTTTGCCTTCGTTTTCATCAGCCGAAACTTGTAGGCGTTGGCGTTCTAGCTCGTTGGCCGCAATTCGTTTTTTCGTTTGCTCGTTGTGTTGGGCATCGAGTTGGTCGAGCTGTGCATCCGTTTGCTTTTTGAGGTTTATTTGTTCCTGAGCGTAGTTCTTATCGAGTACTGTAAGGGCATCCTTATTGTTCTTGAGCTTTTCTTTTTCAGTCCAATACCTTGTTTCGATAGCCTCCAACGACATGATATTATGTTGCTGGAGTAGTTGTCGCTGTAGGATATAGGCTTGTTGTATGTCTCCTGTGCGCTGAGCGGTATTGATTTGAGCTTGAAGCTCAGTTACCTTCAGTTGATTTGCCAGCTCGTGCGTTTTGGTAATTTGCTCCTTGAGCTGGTTGGCTCTTTCCTCAGCAAACTTTTTACGAATACCCAATACCTCATTTTTAAGGGTAGTTTCAATATTCTTTTCTTCCCTGGCTAACTGTTGTTTTTGCGCAATGGTTAGCTGGTTATGCTTCAGGATAAGACCGTTTTCGTCTGTGAACTGAGTATTTACACGCTGTAGGTTTTCTTCTGCTTTACGTTCTGCTTCAATCACCTGCTTATCTTCTTCAGACGCACGTGCTTTATCCGCCTCGAATATCATCTTAGCCTGAATCTCAATGCTCTTCTGAAGGTCGTCTTGCTCGTCTTTTAGGCGCCTGAGCATAGCTCGTCGTTTCTTATCCCTTTTCTTATCGTCGTCATCATCTTCGTCTTTCCCAACTACAATAGTTTTTTCTTTCTCTTTCTCCTTTTTCGGAGGTTCTGGCATGTTGAAGTGAAAAAGAGAATTTCTTTCGGTCTGAATTTGATTTTGAATATTACCTAAGTCCTGACTGAGTTGGGCTATTTCTTTTTGGTAGAATAGTCTAGCTATACTATTGTTATTCGAATAGTTAGTCAAGACTTGTAATCTATCCTTCAAGCCCTGCGATTTTTGAGTTAGCTTATCGATACGGTCAATAGTCTCTTTTTCTATTTGTCCCTTCATCAGTTGATTAGCCTCTTTTTGCTTTGTGATGAAATCATTGACTATATTAATATTGAATTTCATAATACGTCCAAATTCATCATATTGGGTAGCAGCTTGAGGAACAACCTGAACAATATCAGCCATTGCTTTTTGTACTTCCTTATAAGCAACCGCCGAGTTGGTTGTATTTGATTGGAGGGCATCTTGTTTCTTAAGAAGGTTATCGAGTTTCTTTTCGAGATCAGCCGTATTCTTCGACCCCTCCTTGAATTGGTCTGTAAGTGTTTTTGATTTTTCGCCAAGGCTTGCAATACCTTTGGTTAATGGGAATAAGATATTATTGATACCTTTGGCAAGTCCATTCATCCATCCGTCCCATACTTTTCCCGCCTTGGCAACTACAGCCGCTTCATCCTCATTTTTTTGGTTGAAAACCTCAGTAATACGTGAGGCTTCTTCCATAGAGGAATTGACCCCATCCTGTTTGGTTTTCAGCTCCGCAATCTTGTCGGTTAGGATACCAATTACCTTCACGGATTCCTGCGAATTGATTTTGAGCTTTGCCAATTTTTCGCCTAACTCAACACCGCTGGCATTCTTGAAACTGATAGCAAGTTTTTGAAGGAAATCGTTAGGGTTTGTACTGATTAAGTCTTGTACAGCTTGCTTACTCATACCTAATTGTTTGGCAAAAAGAGTAGAGTTTTGTGAAGCGACTAATAATATGTTTGACAATCCTCCTGCGGATACTTCAGCCGTAAGCCCAGCCTCTTCATACAAGGCCGCAAAAGCCATCACAGCACTACTGGCAGGTTTGAGCTTATCAGGGAGCTGACCCATTTTGGTCATGAATTCGATAATTCCCTTTGTCGTTGCTGGACCATTATCATTCAATATTTTGATAGCAGAACCATAGCTGTCGATGAACTCGACCATTGACATTTTTCGAGATTCGGGGAAAAGGTCTTTGAGTTTCCCGAAGGTCGTTGCCATATCTTCGATACTGGAGAAGTCACGACCGAATACAGCATAAGCCTTATCCATTCCCTCAACAAAGCCCTTCACGTCGGTTTGGTTGAGATCGCCCGCAATGATGGCGAGTTCCTTCAGCTTTGAAATTGGTGTTTCGGTATCGATAGTAGCAAGTTCTTTGTTGAGCTCTTGTATTTCAGACCTTGTTTTACCTAATGCTATCTGAAGCTCTGTATTTGTTCTTGCTAGTTCGGCGTATGATTTTACTGCTGCACTTATTTTCCCTGGTATATTAGAAAGATGCTCCAAGGCAAAAGCAGCTACACCACCACCAATTCCACCAGCAAAGGCAGCAGGTATCTGACCAAACACGGATTGCATAAAAGTTTCCCGCCCTTGGACACGATCTTGAGTAGTATTGATACGTTGCTGTACAGCTTGAGAGGTACGAATAAGGGCTTGTCCGTGTTCGTTTTCGAGCGTAGTTGCCTCTGCAATTTCTTCCTGTAGGAGTTTATAATAATCCTTCAGCTTGTTGAGGCTTAGGGCTTCGATACCTAGTTCGCTAACTGTGTCTCGTAGCTCCTGCTTATAGGCATTTTCGGCAACCTTCAGGGCGTTCATATTGTCCTTAGATTGCTTCATTACCGTTTGGAGGTTGAGCCAAGTTTGGTACATAGGGTGCAGGTTTTCTTGTCCTGCTTTTGAGCCTTCCTTAATGGTTTTGAAAAGATGACTAGACAATTGCTCCAGCTCGGTAACTGCTAGGGCTTCAGCTCCGAACTGCTCGACTGTCTGAAGCAAACCTTTCATCTGTGCTTCCTGCTGTGCATTAAGGCCTTTGATGTTCTTGGTTACTTCCTTAATACGCTCACCAACTTCGTCGTAATTTTTTCTGGCCAATGTCCATTGTTCTGAGCCTTCAACAAATGTTTTTGTCCACTGTTGGGCGTATTCAGTTTGTAGACGTTTGAGCTGTTGTATAGTTAGTCCTTCTAATCCAAGCTCTTCTCTACGCTTTTCTATTTCTTCTCGGACAATACCCATATTGTCCCATGCAGATTGTCTTTCTGTGTAGAGCTTTTCAGTATTGAAAAGCTTTGAAAGCTTTTGATATGCTTCTTCAAGCAAAGCTAGACGATTGACACCATCGGAGGTATCAACCTTAACTTTAAGCATAACATCGTTTACATTAATTGCCATTGTTGACTAGGTTTAGAAATTTTTCCATTTTGAATTCGGCAACCTCTGTGATATAGGCTAATAGAACAGATTGCAAGTCGTTGAGGCGACCGAATAGAGGTTTTGTAAGGATTTTCTTTGGTTTTCGTGTAGAGTTTGCCCCTAGTAGACTGACGTGCGCAGAATTCTTTCGAATCGACTTTTTGGGTTTGCGTGTAGAGGTTGGTACACCCTTATGAAAGCCATTTCCTGCACCCATATCGACAAAGCGTAGAGACTCTCTACTACGGATAGTGATCTCGTAGATATGTGCTGCCTTTTTTGTTAGGGATATAGAAATATTTTCTCGGTCGGTTTCAGAAAACTTAACCTTCTTTTTCACCATTACGGCGCCGATAATGTTTGCGGTTGATTCGACCCATTTCTCCAGATACTTCTGTGGATCGTCGTCTAAAAAATAAGCCATACTCGAAAGTATGGCTTATCATTATTTGTATAAAGGACAATTACTACTTAGTGGAGTCGGTTAGCCAGTGCGATTTTCCGAATAGTCTTATGGCGAAGAACATGAAAAGGTGGCGAATGTAACCGTTTGGATTAGCCTTATTTGCCTCGTTGAGAAATATCACATCGGCAATTAAGCGGGCTTGTTTGTTGGATAATTGGAAGTTAAGGATGCGGTTTTCGTACAAAAAATCGTGTATGACCGTCGCACGATTGAATTTGCCGATAGGGGGAAATAGGGGCCACAACAGTTGTGGCGAGGACGCAAAATCCGTAATATATCCTTTCGGTACGGTGATTTTGCCATAGTAGAGGACATCGTACTCGATGTCCTCTACAAGCTGAAATTGGTCAGATTTCGGCACATCCTCAAGATACTTCACGATGATGGCGTTCATCTGGTTTTAGATTAAGCGATTGACGTTACGTTAAGAATGAATCCTGCAAGACTATGCTCGAAAGGAAATTGCTCAAGACCTGCATTTATCATTTCGAGCTTCTCTTCCGTAGGTTCTACACGATAACTTTCGATAAGCAGGTAGAATTGGTAAGGGATTGTGAAAGTTGCTGTATCGAAAAGAACGGGCGTAAGGAATGCAAACTCCTGTTCTTCCTGAGTTGTAATAGTGCTGCCATCCTCCTGAAGAGTAACTTTTGGGGCTATCTTGAGGTATTTTTCTGCAAGTAATTCATATTGAATTACGCATAGTTTTTGTTCGCCCTGCTCGAACATATCTCGGATGAGTCCAAAACGCATTTTTGTAATTAGAACCTTAATAGGTTGAGGGTTACTAAGAATTGCTGTTTTCATGTTGGTATTAAGAGGAAAATAAGAGGGGTGTTAGCCCTCTTGTGGTTAGGTTAGACTGTATAAGGGATAATAGCGTACACAAGAGTTTTGCCTACAGGGAAATTGTAGACAAGCGAATAATCGGTGTTGGCCGAACAAAGTGTACTTGGCGGTTGTGTTGTGATTGATCCACCGCTGGAATCTGTCACTACAAAATAGAAGTCATAAGGACGTCTTATATTAATAGTTTGAGATGCACCAGACCCATATAAGCACTGTTCATTTCTTACTTTCATCGCAGCTAAGGTTCTTGCATCCATGAATGCGACAGACCCTAGATCGTGAGCTGTGGCTCCTTGATTATACTCACGTCCAAAAAGTGAATTAACTGCTGTAATGTTAGCAAGTTCAGTATCATCAAGCCAGTCATCATAAACTATAATGTCCTGGATAATCGTCTGGAAAAGAGGAGATGAAATAATACGATTAACAGTAATTGATGCTATCGCAAATTCAGCAGTAACAACACCATTTAGTGCAAATTTCATCTTTCCATTTTTGTATGCGATAGCGATATTAAGAGTTGCTCCTGCCGCCACAAGCGTACTTTGTTTGCTCACCCCTTGTCCATTGATAACTGCATCAAAATTTAGATATCCATTTTCTGCATAAGCACGAATTACATTCCATCCTCCTGCTGTATCTTCACCTCTTACTTCAAGCAACGTCGACGATGTTGCTACGTCAGATCTTTTTGTCTTCAAGAAAACTGTACCCTTCGTAGGAACAGTAAAAGTTGATTTTGTCTTAAGGATTTCCTGTGCTCTAGTTGTTGGTATACCAGTAGGCTTGATGTAGGATGAGGCGTAAGATCCTACCTCAATTTGTGCGCAACAAAAACTTAAACTAGCATTAGCAGGTTGATTTTGATTCATCAACAACAATTGAAAAATACGTACAAGCGATGGGTTATTATATCCGTCTAGCGTAACCCCAGTGTACGAAACACGAGTGTATTCATCTGGACTATTAATTACAAAATATTGTGCTGCTGAATCTTGTATACCAAGGTAGAAATTTCCAATTCCCTTGACATAGATACTTACTGTGATAGTAGTCCCAAATGCAACTGTTGTTGTAGGAACAGTGTAGGTATATCCTGCTCTATCTGAATTTGAGCCATATATTGCACCTGTTGCAATCACGATATTTGTTCCGTTCATCTCCCCCAAAATATCTGTTGTATCAGCTGCTCCAAACGGTCTTTGAAAATATCCGTCTAGGGAGCTGAGTTTCAGATAAGGCATTAGGTTAATGCGTTGTTCATTTTCAACCAAAATTCCTTCATCCTGAAAACGAGGCTCATGAGCGGCAACAACTCTTTTTTTCTTCCCTCCAGCGGTTGCATTACTATATCGAACTACCTCGAAATCTGAAGGAAGTACACCACTACGGAAATTAGCATTCAGAATAGATTTTCGTTTTGGTCGAGTAGTTACGGCACCTTGTGCAACAGCGGCTGCACTGTTCGCGCTAGCGAGCGCTTGAGCTGCTTGAGTAGTTGCTTCAGCAGCTTTTTGAGTTGCTTCTACTGCTTTTTGCGTAGCTGTTGTCGCAGATGCAGCAGATTGAGTAGCAGAAGTAGCAGCTTCAGTAACCTTAGTCATCATTTGTCCATAGCCATATTTGACTAATAGCCATTGATTCCCGTCTTTTCTCAGTTGGTCGCCTTCATAACAAGTTGCTCCAGATGCAAAGTTTTTCCCTGCAAAACCTAAAGTACCACCAGGGTTACTAATAATATAGTAATCTCCATCGCTTAAGCCATTGGCTGGTGCAGCAGTAAGTGCTGGAGTGTTAGTCGAAGCATTATAAGAAGTAATTTGACGACCAGCAGGAGCCTTAAGCGTAACTAACCATTCGGCGATAGTTCCGACAAAACCTTGCTGTACTGCAAGCTCATACGCACTCAAACCTGTATCACCCTTGTTAATAGCCGAAAAGTCTGCCCATGTTGTCCATGTAGATTCCCCGATGTATCTTACATCGATGCGGAAACCAACTCTACGCCATTCGATACGGTCGCTGATCGGCTGTGCAGCTACACCAAGAAGTACGCCATTATTAAGCGTTACTTCGATAGTAGTGTTCGCATTCATTCTATCCTCAGAGCTATCCGATGGTGTTTCAATAACATCAACATAGATGAAAACAGGTGTTGTGTCTGTACCTTGCGAATCAGTAATGAATATTTGAAGGCTCATTGAACCTCGTGGTAACAAGCGCAAATCTGGGTTCATGGTAACATTGTCATTACCGTCTTTTGCGATATTAAGCCAGTCCTTTCTAAGCACGAATGTTTTCCCATCCGCACTCACAGAAATACCATTATCTTTCGATAGCATTTCTTTTGCTCCTTGAGGAGCTGTGATAATCGCCGTAATGTTACAGTTGTTCAAATTAATAGCACCCGACGTATCGTTCACCTTCACGATAAACTTCCACGTCTGACCAACCATGAACTTGAACCTTTTGGGAACAGGTGAATAATCTAGAATATCCATTTTATTTAATTAGAGGTTTAAGAGCTTTGATAACTTTTGATAGAATACTTACTCCTGTAATTGATTCTATATTTTCATCTAATGATTTCAATTCTGTAGAAATAAGAAAACACGAGATATATTTTGCTAGGTCTAATTCGACTGAAGTAGAAAGCATTGTGATTCGGATATAGTGAGTAAGAATAATACTCATGGCATATATCCAAATCTTTGTTGCTGTACGGCGCCAGCCTTCAGACGTTATTTTTTCGCCTCGTTTTCGAGCTGCTTGTACTCCAGTAATGAAGTCGAAAACAAGAAGAATAGAGATGATTATGATGTAATTACCAATTGGTAGGAAAAACTGACTTGCTGTAGAAAGCAAGACAAAAAAGGCATTCTTAAATGAAGTAGCTGCTAGGAGCTTCTGGATTAATTCCATTGGTATAGAGGTTAGGTAGAAAACTTTTCGGCTAATTTCTAGCCGAAAAGTGATAGGTGTAAGGACAAAAATTATAATAATAGGAGTAGAGGTGTTAAGAAAAGTAGACGATTCCTTCGCCTAATTTTTTTCTTCAGAATATCATTTTCATCCTGAAGGCTTCGATTATCGAAGGCTAATTCGATAATCTGGGAATCCTTCTTAAGAGAGATGGCTAGGGTTAGATAATGTGCTTTTTTTTCGATAAGCAACTGTTGTTCGCAAATACGACCAGCCTCGATGTCGTGTTGCGCCTGATCTAATACAGCACAAGGAATTTCCTTCGTGCAGCTATCTTTTTTGATTTTGGTATTCTGACCAAAAACGGTCACGCTCAGCAGAATCGCGAGTAAGAGGAATACTGTCTTTTTCATTTTGTAATTGTTTTGAATATAGGGTTAGAGAATCGACTTGAGCTTGCATTGCTACAATGCTGTCTTGTCGGGTAAGTACTTGTTTCTTTTTCGTGCATCGGTACATACACAGACAAAGAACAAATAGCATAATTAGGAACTGTAGGTTAGGCAGCTTCTTCATATTGTTGTAGGATTATGATTGCACGTTTGTAGTATTCCGTTCTCTCAGCGAGACCATTAACACCGCCGTTAACCAGGCGTGTTGGCTTCTCGATATCGGAGCCTTCAATTTTGTCTGAAGCTTCATTGATTTTATTGGTTTGCCAGTACCAGATTGCTGCCAACAAGCCCCATTCCATTGTAGAAACTAGGTTTGGCTTTTCTACAAAATTTGGGATAGATTTTGGAGGGAATTCCCAAATTGCTTTTTGGTTTTTCAGAACCCACAGCGTGAATTTCTCGTAGTTCTTTCGACCAGTTAATTGTATTGGCCCACGCCCTTTGAAACGTTGGCCGTCTCCGATGCGAACATTACCCAAATCTTTTCGCCCTTCATAGGCCTTTCCGCTTGCGATTTCCTCCATATAGAGGAATTCAAGAGATTCATGGCCTAGTTGAGAGAGAAAAGATGACATTCTTTTCGCTGTATCGAGACCAGCAAATTTGTAGTATTCTCGTAGGTAGATTAGAAATTCTTCAAGCTTGCTTTTACGAGCTTGAGGCATAATTTGTTTGAGTATTTCGATTGTTAGTTCCATCTGTCTGCTTCTTCGGGGGTCATTGAAAAGGGTTTGTATTCGTAGCTAACACCTTCAATTCGCTGTTTGAGGGTAATTTCAAAGCGATAGCCAGTAATGTTTTCGGCGCCGCCTTGGGTTGGGTTTTTTTGGAGGTTCATAATAGAGGTTGGAAGCTCAAAAGGAGGTATTCTATGTTGTATATAGAATAATAGTTCCCTCCAGATGTCGTGAGCGATTACACGAGCTTCGTCCTGCGTTTCTCTTCTAATTTTTTCGCCCCTGGGAATAGCCTTAGCTACTTCGAAATTGAATAATAGGACATCATGATAGTCCTTTGTTCCTAGGTCTTCTGTACTTGTATTATACAAGTCTGGCGATGTAATTATACAGTACTTTGTAATATCAAGGGAGTCGGTAGATTTTTGAAAAATATCTTCGCCTTGAGCTGTGTATCTTTCTATTTTAGATAGAGGATCATGCTTAATCTTATGGTGAGAAATAGCAAACCACTCCAGCAAGTGTATAATATCATTTTCGGTTACTGTCTTCATAGCTTTTCTTGTAATTCCTGCTGTTCTTTGATTTTGAGATTCGCATGATGTAGTACAAATCTCACGTCAGTATTTGCTGTTTTTTCGTACAAGTGTGGGTGTTCTGCAATTACGCCTAACATATCTTCCCATTTTTTCTCATACTCCTCAATATCGATTTCAGACCCTCCTTTTTTGGATTTGAAAAAATATGGGAACTCTTCGAAAATCAGAGTTCGAACTCCCTCCCAGTAACATACACCAAGTTCTTGAAGTACGGGCGAATCAATAGATCTGGCGGAAAAGTAGTACAATATATTTGGAGATGAGGCCAATCTGGAGTAGAGAGTTCTACAAAATTCGGCTCTAGTTTTTGAGCTTGGATTAGATCTATATCTGAGATAGGAGATTTCGATGTTGTAGAATTCAGAGAATCCAATCTCTGTGCAATAGTCCTGAGGACTTCGATAGAAATTTCTTCCATGTCTAACGATTGGGAATTTTTGAGTAATGAGTCTATCGTCTTTTGAGAATAAGAAATCCATTACTGACATGATCACATCGATATTGTCTTGAGTAATGAACTTTTGTACTTCTATATTACAGAAGCTATGAACAAGCTTTGCGAGTCGAGTTTTTGACCATCGTACCTTAAGCTCAAGCTCATACCAGATTTTCAGTCTGAGCTTGAGTGGCGCTGAGTCCTTTAGGATACGATTGAACAATAATATTTTGATACAATCGGGGTCAATATCCTCGATAATCATACGAGCTAAGTAGAAAAGTTGCTTATTACTTAGTTCGTTGATGCTTTGTGGTATGGCTATCTCTGAGCCAAATAGTTCTATTTTCATCCTACAAAAAATACTTTTTGGTCTTGTGAGTTTTCGTATGGAACTACTTCATCTTCCCCTTTCCATTGTTGGATTAGGCTCTCAAGCTTTTCCTGAAATCTGTTAGCTGTAGCTAACTTTTCTTTTTTCTGTGCCTCAATAAGAGAAGCTTGAGCCGAAACATAGCTGCTTGATTGTTTGTTTGCACCTCGGTTATCAAACTGATATACAGAATCGTCGAGTATTGTACCGAAATCACTTATGCCATAGGCGTAAGCCAGATTACATACAATATGCTTCAGATAGTTTTTTGCTGTATTCTGCTGTACTGGAGTAAGTGCTAAGCTATCTATTACTTCTCTAACTTGTAGTAAGTCTACTTCATAAGCACGTGTGATGTAGGACTTAAGCGCAACAAAGGCAATTCGACTGTGATGTAAGAAAAGAAAACTTTGAAAATCATCTAGCGACTTAATTGGAGAGTTTTCGAGTAGCGTATATGCGCTGCTCTTTTTCCACTTTTCAAATCCATCACGCTGTACATTCTTCTCCAGGTATTCTATCAACAATTCGACTTTGGCGTGTGCGCTTTTCAAACACGCTTTTCGATAGTTCGCAAGTACCTCTAATCGAACGGGTTTGGAGTTATCATCACCATGCTCCATAATGCCAGCACTATTGATGTTGATAAGTCCAAAATCTGCATAGCTTACCCCTGCGAAGTAGACGAGTGCGGAACGTGTATAGTCCACAACATACTCGTCTGTAACTTCGCCTGCTATGATTTGCGCCAAAAATTCACGGCTTATTAACTTATATAGGTAAGTTTCAGCGGCGTTTTGGCAATGGGGCAATATTACGCTCGCATCAAAATTGAGCGAGCTACGGAGGTATTGTCTAATAAGTTCCTCCGATATGAATTTCTCTATATTCTTAAGCATTGGCGTTGCTCGGTTTGATTTGTCTTTCAGAAGGTGCCATGGTGGCAAGGGTCTGCATTACAGGCAGATCAAACTCAAAATCAATATTTTGATCCCAACCATTATATCGAGAAATGATATTGAAGATTTGAATGATTTGCTGTCTTAAGAATTCGTCCAGTACTATTTCAATATTTTTCGATGTACCCTTTGCCGAACCTCCCGTTTGGTTTTGCTGAGTCACGCCTCCAGAGGTTAGCCAGTCCAAACCAACGGACCAAAACAACTCCTTTCTGGCAATGTTAGCAGATTCCGTAAGAGTAGAATCCATTTTGGGCATATCGACGGTTGTTATCGTCCAGCCTGGCATCTTCTTGTTCAGATCAGGATTACCTAAGGTATTTCCGTCCTTAGTAGCGTTACGCATCACGTCAGTTTTGACATCGACGAGCAGGGTTTTTCCTGCATTTTGCGCACCTGCAACCATACTATTAAAGTCTGTAATTTCCTTCTTGCGGATAGCAGTTTTTTCCGCTGGAGTTTTCGATTTCCAAACTTCTACACCATATTTTGCGGGCCAATACCAGTCCGCAATTTCGACTACAGTGAGTACAGTAGCCTTGTTGGAAATAAGGGCTTTGATATAGCGAGCTTCATCTTGCGAGATGTCGACCCAACCTTGTTCTACAGCTGCATGGATTGCAGCTTTCGGATAGATCAGTTCGTTATGCGGGTGCATAATAACATGAGCTAGGGTAGAAGGTAGGTTACTTTGTAGCTTGAGATTTTCCACAACGAAGTGCGAAAATGGATTTTTTGCTACTTCAATTCGACTTTTCGAATCATGTCCATATTGTTCCCAATCGAAATTGACAAATATGGCATTACTTAATTTTTTGTTGGTATCATCATAGCCCAATCGTGTGTCTACCACACGTCTGGATGAAATACCAATAATAGTCTTTCTATCTAGGCTAAAATGGAATTGAGGAACGCACCAACGGTATATTAATAGGTCGTGAATTAGCTGATAGATGTCCTCACTAATGCGGTTATTCGCACGTAGGAAATTACGAAAAGGCTGGTAATTAACAGGTTTTCGGGTGAAATCATCCTCCCAAACAGCTGTTTTGATGCCCGATCCGAAAATGGCAGCACAACGCTTTGGAATAGCACCTTTGAGGGTGTTATTACTTTCGATAATTTTTGCGATACGATTTGGATAGGTGTTATCCTCACCATAACGGGCAAATTCCGAACTGATAGAGGCATTGTCTTTCAGCTCTGGATTTTCTGTAATTACTTGTTTCGGGGTGCTGGAGAGTAGTGATTTTGCAGAAGAAAAGCGAAATAGTGTAGCTTGTTCGACTGAAAGAATGTTGTCCCCAACATATACCAAGTTTTCATCTTCCATATTAATATACTATTCGCTTGTAGGCTTGGTCGGTTTGAGATTTGAAATGTGTAATGTAACGTAGGTTTACGTTTCGGATTTGTCCAGAAACAGGTATGTATATTCGTCGGATCCTGTTCGCAAGTTCAGGTCTGACAGAATCAATTGAGCTGGTAGGTAGGCGATTGATTTTAATGCCACTTTTGACCTTAGCAAGATTCTTTGCTTGAATTACATTTTCAAGCACAATCACATCACCACCATCGTTTTTTGCGTAGTTGCAAGTGATAGCGATAATCGAGAAAGGGATTGGCTCACCTGTAGGGTAGAATCTGTCCATTTCCTTGAGAAGATGCTTGAGCTGTATTTCTGTTTTGCTGAATTCCATAGTCGAATTTCGGCATAGAATCATGCTGTAGAAAGGACAAAAAATATAATAAGAATGCCCTCAACCCGACGTAGGAGGGCTTGAAACCTTGCCGTCTGCGACGGCCCGCCCCTTTGAAGGGGTATGGGGATGATAGGAATTTTGGAGTTGCCCTACGGAAAGAGGGGAGGCGTTTTGAGTGTAGGGAAAAAGGGAGTAGGTCGACGAGAAAATTCCATAGCGCGACCCAAAGTACGCTAACTCCCTAGCGTCTTTTGGGGTGAATGGTGTAATTATAAAGCTTCTTGTACTGTCTTGACAGCTAATACAAATCTATATTCTTCTAATAACTTGACTTTTTTATTTTGCTCCTCTATAAGATTTGCAATTTGATGAATAGCATTTATTTTCTTTAAATCGTACTGTTTTAGAAAATATTCCCTTATCACTGGTTTTATGTCACACAGACGAATAAAAGGAATCACAGACCCTATAATTAGGTTATTGAACGTTTTCCCTTTCCAAAGCACATAGATAATATCGTATGCACATGGAATATCAGTTTTAACCGCAAAACAATTCCTTGTAGGTTCTTTTAGGGGTCTTCCTGCGTTTTTATCCCCGTGTGATTGAATGTAGAAATCAGCCTTTACACCTTCTTTATATACCCTTATTTCAATCACTCTTTTACTTCTGTCGGAATTGAATAAAAGGCATACTTTCTTTTAATGGTCCTGGCTATTTCGTTTCCGTATATGCTTATAACTATTTTTACCGCCTCTTCATCATCGCCAACATAGTCGCACTCATGATTCCAGTATTCGTAATTATACACATCTTGAGGTGTGCACTCTGTTCTTATCCTCTCTTCTCGTTTCTCGTAGAATGTTAAATAGTTTGCTATACCTTCTTTTGTTCCGATAAGCCCGTGCGCTCCTTGATATAGCTTTTGTCCCTCCAAATTATGTTCTTTGATACCTTCCTGTAATTGTTGCTCATTAAAGGCAAAGAAGCATGATTTTAATTCAGGGTGCATTTTTTTAATTTCGCTGTAAGTCATTTTTTTTTATGGTAAATGTATTACCTTTGAAGAGTTGAAAAAGTGATTTTTTAACAGTTTTTGTGCCCCGTGGTCGTTGCTAGCTTCCACGGGGTTTTTTCTTTTCTATGACATAGAAAAGTTTCTCATATCTGTTTCAAGCTTTACAAGCTCTTCTTTTCCTCTTTCGAGCTGTCCGCTCAAAAACTCATAGATTACGTTTACAAGTGGGAATTCAATTGATTTTTTTGTGGAGTGGTGGGTAATAACCATCGTACAATGCGTGTTGTCCTTCATGTTGTTCATGATGGTATCAATTTCGCTGATACGGTTGACAAACTTAGAATGTTGATTTGCTAGTAGTTTGCCGTTTTCAATGTTGTTCAAGAAGTCTTGAACCGATTTGAGGGGCTTCACCTCTTCGGCTTCAATAGTAATAATCGGGGAGTTAACAGGGGCGTTTTGAGTTGAGATAGGGGCGTTAGAAATCGCCTCCAATTTTGCTGGAGTTGTTGAATTTTTCATGATGTTTTTTTACAAGTTTTTGTGTGAAAAAAATCCGAAATAAGCCTATTGCTAGTAGGTTTTTCCCTTATTCCGTTACACTAAGTTAGCTATTTTTGACCAAAAATCCTATGTTTTTCTGGAAAATTTTACATTTATTATTCTGAAAATCAGGGTTTTAACCCATTTTTCGAGCGAAGCGAAAAAAGCGAAGCGCTCAAACTGGACGTGACACGCCCTACACGTTCAATACAGCTGTATGCTCGAATCGCCTCAATATGTGACTACCATAGGGCTTTGTAATTTTATACAGAAAGGGGAGGGCGTGCCCCACTGAACACCCTTCCGCTTCCAACAAACTAAATTTCAATACTCGATAAGAAGTACTGGGTGTAATAAGTAATTAAACCAATCAGTAACGTATCTGCTGCCTCGGTAATGTGGGTAGCATCCTGAGGTGCAACCTTCCTAGACTTCTCACTGCTCTTATCTTTCTTAGTAATAGAGTAGTGATCCTTATATTGAATCTTCGTTTGTGTACGAGATGCACAGAACTCAAATTGTGCAGCATTCTCGATGTTATACTCGAAATTGAAGTTGTACTTCTCTGTACCACCATTCAACACATCGCCCCAAATGTCATATCTATTCTCCTGTGTAGTTTGAGATAGATTAATAGGGGTTACATTATATCCTTCGTCGATTAGCTCGTTGATTGTGCGTACAGCAAAAGTTTCCTTCTCGTCCTTATCAGCATCCCTTGCCTTTGCTGTATTATCGTAGAAGTAGATAACATCCTTATTTTGATGTAAGGAATAGTAGTCTGCAAACTTCTTCACCACATCAGCACGCTTCTGAGGGTGCGTAACATAGAATACCTTGAGTAGTTTAATTGTACGACCATGGAGCTGACCTACTACCAGTGAGGTAATATCAGCGTTATAATCCATACCGATGAATAAGGGCTGGCTTTCATCTATGTCTCCATCCCATAGGCAATTCCTATCAGCACGATAGTTAATATAATCATTGTACTTCGTATAAGGTGTAATATACCCGTGCTTATCCTTATCTAATCCAGCATAATAACAGTTATCCACAGCCTTAGGCATAATGTTGAGAACTGGTATATCGAAGTCTGCTTCACTGGCGCTTGTACGCTCCCAGTTCTTGATAGTATCTATCTTGAGTGCATAGATGTTCTCGAGACTGGATGCAAAAGAAAGATAGGTTAGTTCCTTACATTGTTCGTTCAACTCGTCGTACAGTGCTTGGTCAAACTGCTTGTACTTATCTCTTTCCTTCTTCGTTTTCGCAACTATAGACTGGCTATGACAATATGCTCTAATCTCTGCTAATTCTTCGATTGAAGCCTTTCTATCCTTATTCTCCTGCTCCTGGTATCTAAGTAACCAAAACTCGCTTGGGGTACGTGGCATATCCGTAACATACACTACAGATTTGTGGATAGATAGATGACCAAAGTGTTCTTCATTTCCACGCAAACATTTCAAAGATTCGGCAATCTTTGATTCCTTACACAGACGTGCTTCGTCTATAATTATCCAGTCAATTGATTCACCGTTGGACAATGAATTGTAATTGAAAGAGAACAATTTGATTGCAGAACCATTACGGAAAAATATACAACGCTTATAATCCCTTGGACGAACTATTGCATGCTTGAAGCCTTTCGGTGGCTTCTCGAAGCAAACAAAGTCCCGTCCTTCGACGTACCCCAAGGCTTCCCAGGCTTTGACAATTTGTGGAAAAATATGCTCCATCATGTGCTGGAACGATGGGCAACCTATGGCGCCCACACTTCCTGGCATAAGGAGTACATTCAATAAGGCTTTGATAGCGGTTACGCCATACGTTTTTCCCGTACCACGTCCCCAAATATTGATTGATAGTCTTGCAGGTATAGAGTTAGTAATCCATTGTGCAAAATGCACATAGACTTCTTTAATCTTTTGTTTCATCAAATTCAATTGTTTCTGCTAGTTGTTCTAGCATAGGTGAGAGAATAACTCCTTTGGCTTTGAACTTCGAAATATATGCAGCAACCTTCTTGTCCATTTCGGGTTTATAATTGCCCAAAGCACGTGGATTAGAGGTAAGAACTGGTATTGGCATATCCTCTTCTTTTGGTGCTGCTACAATCCAATTTTCCTTGAGCTTTTGAATGCCATTGAGCGCTGCTACTACAGCTCTACCATCAGGCTCAATTTTGCTGTATTCAGTGTCGATAATAGTTTGATATTCCTCAAGAAGATATTCTTGTAATTCCTCTGGAGATACAAGAAATTTTGGATTGAAAACGGAGATAACTTGATTGTACAAGTGATAGGCTTGAGGTCGACTCATGTGGTACACGTTCACGAGATCATATACAACCTCCCGACGTGTTTTTCGTTCATCATCTGAAACTTTGAGTTCATCAATAATGTAGTCACGAGCAGATTTTTGCTCAAGCAATTTTGGTGACATACTCACCTGTTTGTTTTTTTTAGCTGCTTTGATCAGCTCGTTGGCTTGATGCGTAGTCAGCTCTTTAGGTTTTCTGGCCATTAAAATTTCTTTCTTTTTCGGTTAGCGATAATTTTTTCCGCTTGTTTTTGTGCATCTGCACTGCCTGAGTAGGCGAGTGAAAATTTGCTTTGCATGAGTTTGGCTCTGGAGATAAGCTCACCTCTTAAAATCGCTTCATCGAACTCAGGATCATTGATGTCGACCCCCACGATGACTGCAAGCTCCTTCTTAGTGAAGGCAAATAGACCTGCAAAGCTTTCAAGTTCATTCCTTTGTTCCTGTGTCATATATTTTTGAGTGTAGATAGTCTTTTGCGTGGTTTCCTAGTTCGATGTTGGATAGTATTATACCTGCTTCATTCTTGTTATTTCGAGTCATATTCTGCGAGCCTATGATTGTATAGATTCGATCTTGAAACTCGATTACAACGGCTTTTGCATGGCTTTTTTCGAAGCCTATTTTTGTAGCTAATGAACTGCAAAACTGAAAAGCTGTTGGTTGTCGCTCTTTGATTCGATAGTCGAGAATACAATAGATGTCCTGAAGCTTATTTTCCTCCTTCAGCTTATGAAAAGCTCTAAGCGGTTCTTCAGATAGGCCCCAACTCATGAAGTATAGATTAGCTGGAATATTAGCTCGAATGATGAGCTGTACGATTAACTGGTATAGTGAAAACTTCCCTTCAGAAAAATAGAGACAGGCATCATGCTTCTGGCATGATTCGACCAGCTCTACAAGTCCCGAACAAACTGCTACGCTCTCGATGCTGGAGCTGAAGTGCTTCGGTAGGAGCTGTGCAGTATTCTTAGATAGGTCAGAAAAGTTAATTAAGCTGTTCATAGTGGTAGGTATCGTTTTGCTCTGTTAGGAGCGATTCTAAGCGTAGTATTTCAGCACGAACATTTGCTTTGTGCTGCTCTTTTCTTTCGTCGGGTATTTTCGTAAGATAGGATGGTGTAAGGTATGTTTTCAACGTCCTCAAACGGCGTTCAATACTTTCTCCAGCCTTCAGCTCTATGGTCGAAAGTTGGGGCTTGGGAGGTAGCTTTTTATGCTCGTCACAATAGGCTGTTTCCTCCCAAAGCTGATCAGATTCCAACAGCGTTTTTCGAAGTGCAAATACTGCATTCTTTGCCTCGGTATTGCTCATTGTTGGTTGCTCAGAAAGGTACTTTTCTGCATGCAAAACAAGCTCGAAGTGTTGTCGGTTAGCTTGTTTGAAAAGCTCCTTCCTACGCTCAACTATTGCCTTCACATCCGCAGGTGCATTGGGTGCTTCAGACCAGCTTTTAGGTGCTTCAGGTAGCTTCAAAAGTACCTTTCCTTCCTGTATAGCCACTTTTTGTTCTTGTAAGAACTCTCTAAGTAGCTTTTGTAATGTACCCCTTGTATAGCTGCTATCGCCTAAGCTTTCGATAACTAATATCCAGCTTGAAGCAGCTTTATACTTTTTCAAAAGCGCTAGACCAACCTCGAAGCTAGGACTAGCTAAATATTCTTGTATATCACGCATAACAACAAAAAAAGGGAGGGCAATAAGCCCGCCCTTTTGGTTCATAGTGGTTAGGTAAGAGGTTATTTTTTGGCTGGAGCTTCGGCTACTGGCTTTGCCTTTTCAATCAGCTGGGGGAGTACATTTGCTGTTTTTAACTCCATTGCTTTCGAGAGAGTTAAAGTGGAAAAGTCAACATAACCGTATCCTACAATTTGAACTACTTGAGCTGTATCTTTTGCTAGTTCAAATTTCTCCTGAAGTTCTTGATTAAGCTGTGACATAAGAAATTGTAGTACCAGTTGGCAGGTACAAACCCGAAAGAACTTTGAAGGTCAACTTAACGGCAATACGACCTTTTTCAGTTGTGTTTTCGGTTGATACATCATCCAAATAAACGCCTCTATCTGCATCACCAAACCAGATGAATGATCCGTTGTTTTTTTCGATAATAACATCCAAAGGTGCTGCCGAAATTAAGTCTAAGTAACCTTGCATCTCCTCAGTATCTACGACTTCAAAAGAAATCTCTGTCAATTTTCCCGTAGTCTCTTGAAGCTTTCCGATGGGCTTTCTCATTACCTTGAGGGTACCTTCTTCGATTTCAAGTTTTCCCCATACGGGTGTCGCCCCGAAAGCTGTTGCTGGTGTTGCAGCAATAGCGGTTGCATACTCTTTTGCCTCCATCGTAGCTGTAAAGTCTGGACGAGTAGGACGGGTAGTAATATCAAGCGCTAGTGCAATTGCTAGGTAATCCTTGAAGCCTGAGGTCTTAGCCTTAGGAGATGGATTTCGCTTGAAATTTTGGGTTTTTGGTTTTACGATAGTCTGTGGCATCGTGTAGAATAGTGGTTAGGTAATAGAAAAACGTATGATAATTACGCTACGCTATAATGCTTATTTGACAGGGATTAATACCTCTGTTTTTCCATCAATCAGCAATTGACAAAGTACTTCATTAGCTACAAGGTCTTCATGTTTAAGGTTTTTTCCTTCAAACTGAACTTCATCGTATTGCATGTGATAGAATTTTCCACCTACCTCTACAATACGTTGAATTGCGTTACCTGCCTCTGTTTTTTGCTTAAGTTGAGACATGAGCTCCTTAATCACTTTCAAATCTTCTGGATTTGATGGGATTTGTTCTGCTGGAGCCTGAATCTCTAAGGTTGTATTTTGATCTTGTTTTACCATTTTCGTAATAAGTAGATACGTAACTATTACTAGCTACGTATCATTTTTCAGGTTAGAGGTTGATTAAGAAAGGGAGTTGATACGTACCGCTTCAGGGTCGATAATTTGAACCCCGAATGTCATTTTCATCATATAGTAGAAAAGGTATCCAATTTTCTGAATATCGATCGAAGATGTCATTCCTGCAATGTCTGTACCGATTCTAATTGACCCATCAATTGCATTGATCAAACGGCTAGAGTTACCCAGCCAAGTCGCAGGAGCAATCTTAGTTTTCTTCCCAGTATCATCCAGATAAATAAATCCAAATGCACCTTGATCAAACTTTTCATAAGTTGGATCTGCATGGTGACGGCGTTTGTACAACTTTTTGTATGCTTTAAAAGCAGCATGCGAACAAAAAATTGTACGCTCTAAGCCTTTGTACGGTTGAGAGAACGAATCATCTACAGCTTCAAAGCTTTCAATAATATTTCCATCTGTAAAAGCTGAAGACCAACCAGATCCTGCATCAAATGCGGGTGTAACTACAGGAGTCAACTTATCAGTATTTGCAGAAGCAGCAATGCATTCGATGATTTTCTTTTCTAAGCCATCCGCAACTAATAAAGCTTTGTTAGTTGTCGTTCCTGGCAGAGAAGTATCCCCCTTATAGAAAGTTGAATCATTCAATTGAGCCAATGCCTGCAATAAGAATTGTGCTAAGATGATACCTTCATGATACACCTTTTTGCCTTCTGTTAAATTGATAAGCATATCATTTACAAAAGGTGTACCACGCACACTTTCTGGATCAATTGCGATATCACTTTGTCCTACAGACACACTAAGCTTACGTTGAGAATAAACGACTTCATCGCCTGCTGTAGCAATTGTCCCGGTGTAGGGTTTGATGGTATTATATACCGCAATTTTCATGTATGCTTTTTCATTCACAATATCGGTTTCGACAGGGAAATGACTCGCAAATTCCGCTTTGTTCAATAAACGGAAAAGCATTTGAGCAGCATATTTTTTTGCAAATGCTGATAATGCACTTACGTTAACTGCATTATTAACAGTGCCTAGAGATTGAATTACTGGCATTTTATTTAGAGGTTAGGTAATAGGTTGTAAGGATTATAATTCAAGAAATAGGTGTAGATGCCTATCAATTATTGCGCAATAGGTGTGAACATTTCATCATCAGACTTTGCTGATGTGTTCATTTGTTGATTGTTTTGAATTGGTGGTGTAGAAGCATTTACTTGAAGGTTTGAGTGAGCCTCTAAAGCAACAATTTTAGCCTGTAATGGAGCTAAAGCCGTTGCAACAGCCGCAGCTATTTTTTCTTCAGGTGTCTGTGCGCTTGCATCGGGTTGTGCATTTGCAGGTGTAGGTGTTGGGGTAGGTGCTGCATTACTTGCGGTAGGCTTACCAGCTTGCTGTTGTTGATTGCTTGCAGAAGCTCCTGCTCCTTCAGACTGATTGGTGATTGGGGGATTTCCATTGTCGTCATTTTCTTCTTCTTCTATCTCTTCAATAGAGATATTAGAACCCTTAAAACTTTGAAGTGCTCTAGCACTAGCCAATAGGGCTTTATTGCTAGTTATAATTACAAATTGTTTACTCATTTTGGTCTTTGATTTTACTTTAGGTTGATATGAATTTGCGAGAGATTTGACTAATTGAATAGCTTCGTCGAAGGTGGCAATATCATCTAGCAAGCCTTCCTTCATGGCATCTTCAGCCGTCATGTCGGCGCCTAGAGTGGCACGTTTTGATAAGCCTGGGCGATAGGCTTTTACGAAGTTGGTGAACTGGTTATCTAACTGAAAAAGTACCCCTTCTTCGAGTGGTTTGAAATTGCCTTTTTCAGCTTCACGATAAGCGTAGTTCTTTTGGGGTGAACCTATTGAGTAGACATCTTTGACCTCAATACCCATTGATTCATAATACTTTTTGAAGCTTGCGTAAGTAGTCATTACACCTATACTTCCTAGAATCGCACTTGCTGAAGTAGCAAGGATTTTGTCGGCTGGAGCAGAAATATACATATATGCTGAAGCACATAGACCTTCGACTAGAGTAACCTTAGGTTTAGGATAAGACGCCTTGTAAGTAGCTAGTTCACGAGTACCGAATACAGCCCCACCAGGGGAATTTCCAACCTCTAATACACCTACTATTTCGGGATCATTCTTAGCTTTTTCATACCAAGACATGATGTTTTTGGTCGATGTTTCACCCCAATAGCTATCTTGAGTAATTACACCATTCACAGGGATTACCAACACCCCTTGTACTACAAAAGGAGGGTATCGGTACCACTTATCCGCTATATAAGGTTGTGCATCTTGAGAGTAAGATGCAATGAATCGTAGTGCTGCTTGTTCTTTCTGTTCAGGCGTTTCTGAATCATCCAAAAAGCCCTTTAAATCAGGGTTTTTGAGCGTTTCAATTAAGCTAAACATGTAGGCATCTGCTACACTTCGTGACATGTAGAATTTGCCTGCTGAAAGGGATTGTAATAGGTATTGTGTTTTGCGATTCATGTCCCAAAACTCTACCTTAATTTGTGCTGTAGAAAGGACAAAAAAAGCTATACAGGATTCCCGTATAGCTTTCTAATGACTGAGATTATGCGTTAGATTGTGAGTGATACACCGTCGCTAATGTTTGCTGTATCGAACTTGTTTCGAATGAAAAAGCGATTTTGTGAAGGGATCATTTCGGGGAGCTGTACCGTAACGTAAGGATAGCCAGCTCGTGGGCCTGTGGTATGTACTCCCGCCGTGAGGATATCGTACCATACTTGTACGTCTCCAGCCAAGGGCGCCACACCTACTTGGATGTCGCTTTGTGTACTACCACAAAGATTTGAAATCGTGATGGTATATACCTTAGCTTGTGGAGCAGTAACCTCTATCACGTCTGAAGGCTCGGAATCTGAGTATCCAGATCGTTGCCCGATGATAGTATATTTCCCTGGCATTAGGAACTTGAATTTGTCCTCAATTCCTGTCAAATTGATGGTCGTAATATCTTGACTATCAACCGCAATGCTAGTGCCCTTCTTAATTACATAACTACTATAATTACCTGAATTCACAATCGTTACAATATCGCTCGTAAGGATATTGCTCGCGTCTGTAATTGGTTTGGGTAACTGAGCTTTTTGTACTACAATCTCTGCTGTAAGGTCGCTTTCTCTGGTATTTTCTTTTTGGAAAGTAGCAAAGAAACTACCAAAATCACTCACGCCTGGAGTCCAGCTCCAAGTGCCTTGAGGTGATGAGGTTACCGAAGTATATTCACCTCCGAAAGAATGACTATTCCGATAGATTCTAATAGTTCCTTGTCCGTCTGAAGTACCATTGATTGGTACACCAACCTTTGTGAGTAGGTTACTAAGGATATTGGGTACACTTGCTTGAGGTTGAGCATTGCCTTGAGCATTGACCGTGAATCCAACACTTTTGAGCGATTCTGTTTTTCCTACTTCTGTTTGTGTGAAGTAGAAATTACCTGTAATAGTAATGAATAATGCCCATGCTCCTTGAGCTGATACTACAGCTGAAGCAACTACAGCATTGGTATCTGAACGATAGCATTTCACTGTAGCACCTGATACACCAGTACCCGAATAGTTTGCCTTTCCTTGAGCAGAAAGTACCATTTCAAATTGGGTAATTGTTGGCTCTGCGGATGCTTGAGTAAGGTCGATTACATTAGAGAACTCAGACCAATCATAGAATCCATTAATCCTCTGACGCACCTTATATACGCCAGCTCCTAAATTAGTGAGATTGGAGTATAGTCCTGTATCACTTATAATAGGCTGAGGTATATTATCCTTATAGATCTCAATTTCTTTTGTAGAAAAGGAAGGAGGGGAAAGGTTGGTGATTTGAATCCAATTTGACCCTCTTTTTTCCAATATGGGGGTTCTTGCTTGTTCCATAGAAAAGAGGGGCAATTGCCCCTCGATAATTAGTTTGCAGAAGTATTAACCTTAGTAAGAGAAAGATAGAAATCTTTTCTATTTGGCTGTTCTGGATAGCAGCTCTTCCAGTCACTTGCTGAAATAGTACCTGTATAGTAGGTACCGTTAATGTTCACACGCCACATACAGCTTTGAGGTTCGACGTCGAACGGACGACAAGCTACAACACCAATATAACCATCTTGAGTACTTACTATTCGCAATGGCAAACGATCTTTTGAATCCTTCAACTCAATTCCCTTGTGCTTTTGCCATGTCTGTCCACCATCGTATGAAACCTCACTTTCCCATCGGTGAAATTTCATATTAGGACGTAATGACGCTAAACTTACTTGAGCACTACCAAAAGATTTTTTCGTGTATATGTAATTCAATGCACCCCAAAAGCCATTATATCCATCAAGATCACAATTCGTTGCGGGAGCGTCCCACATATAAGAATTCCATGCTCCATTGAAAAATACCATTAGCTGATTTTCAAATGTTAGATGGCGTGGAATATATGCACGGCTAGCTCCTTCAGGACTTGGATTATAATACTGATGGTCGTTCCACCTATAACCAAGAAATTCACCTTGTGCGCCTGCATCGCAGACTACTTTGGTCATCGAACCATATTTTCTTCCTTGTAATTCTGCAAAATATGAGCCTGTTTCTACCAAATGAATTGTTTTGGCAACTACGTGCGTTACATTATATCCTGAAACTCCAGACACGTCATAGTTAGAGCCAAAATGACTAACTTTTCGTTTCAAGATGTTATTTCCATCACGTAGTTCTGTACCATCTGGAAGAGCATCTTCACCTTTCCAGTTAGATTCTTCAACTTCTACAGCATTTCTTGTTTGTGTTAGCGACCAGTTTTGTGCATTACCTGCATCTCCTGCTGCTGCCCAAATCAAGCTTAATTGTAGCTGTTGATTATTGTTGGTCAATAGGTATGGATTTCCTGAAGATTTTGGGTAGTCGTATGTACCATCATTTTTCGTTGGGTATCTAGCCCAATTGAAATATCCATACGTAGGCATTGCGACTGTATATAGGTTAAGATTATAGCCTAGAATAGCATCAGACATTCCTTTGATATTTGCACGAACCTTGTCGGCTTTCAGAATGCTACTACCATCTTCAAACCCCATCTCCCAGTCAATTTCTGACGCAAATACTTTTGCTCGACCATTGACAGCATCACCCAGACCAAAGTTTCCAATAATGCTCTTACCAATATTATAGAGGTCTATTGTAGAGGCTGTAGTGAAAAAATTATAATTCTGCTCAGTATTTCCGTAAGGCTGTGGATGTACCATGAATCCACGCTTTGAATGTGGTAGTCTACTCACAAAAGTCTCAAAACTCCCACTTGAGCATGGGGTATCCCATTGTGCGTTTGGCCAAGTATCCAGACAACTTACATACCCCCACTGTTTGATTGGGGTGTAGACACCTTTGTTTTGGTAGTTGCTAGGCATTTGCCAAGGTGCGGTAGAGGCTGCTACAAAGTATGTCGGGCTTTGAATACCAAGGTAACTATCGAGTTGTGTTGGTATTTCAACATCAGGAAACTTTTGCGGACTAATTACATCTGCAACTGTCTCTTTCGGTACGGCATTGAATAAATTTGGATAGTCTCCAGCAACCACAGGACTTGTACTACTATTGTTGTTTTGAGAAGTACTTACATAGTTGAAGGCAATTGAACTATAGCCTGCACAGTTGTTTGCTACAGCCTCGATAGTATATGCTCCTGTAGCTAATGAAGGAATACCAAAATTGATGGTAGAACTCGTAGGACTAACCGTATTTTCAGATAAGACTGTATTTCCCTGCTTAATCCGATAAGTCATACTGTAGATGTCACAGCCGTGGAAAGTGAATTTTCCTTGGGTATCATCGACTTTCGTTGCGGTTAATAAGGTAATTCCGCATTGGCAATTAACTAAAGAAGGCTTGCTATAAGTAAATGATTTTGAGGCACTACCACTACAATTCGTAGCAGATGTTTCGAGTGTATAAGTTGCTGAGGTAATATCAGTACCAAGGTCGATTTGTGGTGTCGAGTTTGTTACTGTAATAGTACCTTGCTTAATAATTGTGCTGCCGTTTTTGAGTTTCCAATCCATCCCATAAACACTACAGGATTGAAACTCTGCAATAACTTTTGTAGTGTTAGCTACCTGAGTAACTCCTAGTAACGAATATCCACAATCGCAGGCTGGCTTGAGCTGTTCGGTTACAGCTCCAAATCCTACCTTCTTAATTTCGGCTGTTGCTAATGTAGGACCAGCAGGACTCAAAATATTTTGGGTTACCGCTTTGAAGTTGGCAAAGGCATCCGTAATCGTATTGAGCTTTGTCCAGTTAACACTTGCTACATTATAAGCCTGCTTCGAATAATAATAGACCAGGTTATTACCGTTTTTCTCAATTTTGAGCCAAACAGGCAATGTAATATTCGCGGTGCTGGCGACTAGCTGTATAGCACTTTTGTCAGACTTTCTAAGTAATACCTTGAGGGAATCTCGCTGAATTCCGACAGTGGCGTTTGCTTGCGAACCGTCCAGCTTATTAGTATTATCGTCGTTTCTGAACGATAGTCCAACTAAGCTAGACTTATCGGTTACACTATTAATATAGGCACTAAGGTAGAATGAGCCGTTACGAGAAAACTTGTAACGACGAAATTGAGCACGGTCTACGGTACCGCTAATGCTTCCTTTCGATTTCAGAATAATGCTGCCATCCACCGTTATAACTGCGGGGTTTTGTGCAAAGCTTGCAAAGGATAGGAGCAAAAATAATAAGCTCCTCAAGAGGTGTTTTGTCATGTTATTTGATAAGGATTATAATTGAAATTAAGTAAGTACAACATCTAATATTTGCAGACGGCAAACAATTTCGGAGCTGTCGCCCGTGGTAGAAATATCTTCCCAATCTGCCTGTAGAGGGTCGGGAACGTCCTCGCCTGAAGTAACAACGTCCTCCCAAAATGTTACAAGCGATGTATAATCTACTTCCGATGTAACATCGAGAATCTGAAGTCTAGCACCTAGGTACTCGCAATTCACAAAAAAACGAGCTGACTTATAGATACCGTTTTTCTCTCCAGCAATTCTAACGAAAACGAAAACAAGACCATTGCCGTCTGGCATAGTGATTTCTTCATTCAACGTCCAATTTTTCACGGTATTAATATCCTCGTAGAGGGATACCCCAAATTCATATCCTTCAGTTGGATTTTTCATCGTGATTGTAGTTAGCCTACTTACACAGTTGAGCTGTACGTCTACGATTTCGTCTAATATCAGGCTGGCAAAAGCATCTATACTTTTTGCCCTTACAAATGTTAGTTCGTGGTAGTTGGCATTACCTCGCTCGTTTGGTACAACATACTTATAGTTGCAAACCATCGGCACCAACTTTGTCGTTGTCCCGTTTTCGAGCATTAATTCGATGCCTAATAAGCGACCACGAAAATAGGTATTTGCGAAGCTGGCAAAATCTATATTGGTCTGTGCATTATCCCTAAAGGTTAGCTTAACGGTGTACTTATCTATAGTATCGCCGTCGAGCTGTGTTTCTTCGACCTGTAGTTCTCCCTCAAGTTGGTCGATGGCTGACCACTGGGCAAACCATTGCTCGGAGGTTGCCCACATAAACTGGGCAACCTCGGTTTGGTATGGGGATGGATCATAATAGATATTTTCCGCTAGTGCTAGCTTAACACTGCGTATCCCCGATATGCGATTTGGATTATAATTATAGTTCAGACTCATTCTACATTGCGTACTGGTGTCTTTTTCTCGACCAGAGGCGCAACAAAGATTCAACCTTAACATCATTCTCGTCAAGGTCGTAAAGCTTAAGGAATTCGTAAGTAGCATCCTCCTTATGCTCAAGATACTTATATCGTGTTACTCGCATGTGTGCGAGATACTCGAAGAGGAATTGTTTGTGGATAAACTTGTTGGCTCTACGGATTGTATCGTAGTGCATTTCCCGTCTGCTGGTCCTTCTCAGCTTGCGTACTGAGATATTAATGCTAGCAGAATGATAATAGGTGTCATCGTAACGACGAATAAGTAAGTCTGTAAGTGGTCTTCGTTCTTGTTCGAACTCAAGGAACATCGCAAATATTACGGTTCCTATGTAGTCGTCTTTGCTTTCATCACAGGTTAGGTTCAGAAGGTTTTTGCGTTTCAAAAATTTGTAACTCAAAGTGTCGAGTTTCAGGGAAATTAGCATATTAGCAAAGTTATAAGGATTATAGGTTTTATACAGGAAAAAGCCCCCTTTTGCTGGATGACTTTTTTCGCAAAACCCCCAAAAAATCTTTCTTTTGTACAAGTTTTTTTTTGGTTAATTTTGCACTGCCTAAGTCCCTTCAACCTTATACTTTGTTTATTAAGATTTTCAAGAGATATTCAGAAAAAGCATAGCAGATATTTTGCTATGCTTTTTGTATTTTTTTGATACTATAATTTACGAATAATCGCTTGCATCTCCTATCGATCGCCCCGAAAAACTTCTTGAATCTGTGATGTCTGGGCTGAATAATTTCAGTTTTTTTTGTAATTCTGTAATCCTGTATATTATTGGAGTTAAGTGTCTATTATTCAGTTTGTTAAGCAATAACAAATTTGTTTTTAGATTTGATATTTGGCTTACAAAGTTTGTAATTCTGTATTTTTTGTCTATTTGTTAAGTTTGTCAGTTGGAGTGATTAGTTAATAGATTTATAGATTTTGTTTTTTTGTTAATCAAATTAACAAACTTTTTATTTTTTGTAATATCTGATAATCAGCACTTTAAACCCCTATCCATATACAGATTAACAGAATTACAAAAATTTTCAATTTTTTGGAAAGGGTTGTAGGGAAGTTGGTGGCGGTCGGATGGCCAGCAACGAAAAAAGCCCCGCAAATGCGAGGCTTTTTGTTATGTAATATTGTATTTTATTTATTAAGGAATGTGTCAGTTAATGAAAATTAAAGGTTATCAAATTCTAACTGTAATTGATTTCGCTTATCCAGCAATTTGCACTTAATTAGGTCAATAAATTCCTCTGCCATTTCACTTGTAAATTCGAAGTGTTTTCTCCCATTATGACACTCTATTATTAACTTAGGGTCTGTACTATGCATAATGCCCCCAGTATTAAATTCAATATGTCCTAGTGCATTATTAATCCCTTCAATTTTATCAGATATACTTTTGGCCTTATCAAACAATACTTTATCCATTTCTATATATCATTTAAGTGTGTGTCAATATTTGATAGTTCTTCATGTAAATCCCTTAATAAGATATTTTTCTCTACTGACTGGAATTTTTCTATTTCATTTCTAGTCCAGTAGAGTGCTTGAATACCGAAATTATATCCAAGTCTACACTTTAGCTTTTCTCCCTTTGAAAGTGATTGATAAGTTTCAGTTTCTGTGAAAAATTTCCAATATTTTTCAATAGATAAAATAGAATTTACAGGTTTCATAATATGCACACCCCTTTCCTCATGTGGATCCTGTGATTTTGATTTCAGGATCATGTAGATATACGTATCTGAGTTCTGCAAGATTTCAACATACGGATATTTCTCTTGTGTATAGTCTAATACGAGCTTCTGAATGGACTGAAACTTAATCATTTTTGACATTTCTTGTCCTGTAAGAAGTAGAGAGAATACTACTCCTTCCTTAATAACCTCAACTGTGCCATACTCGCTAAGTTTTTTTATTAGAAAATCGATTGGGAATAAGGCTTTCTCCATCTTTATGATCTCATATCTGGAGCTTATGCTTGGAGTGAAATCATAGTCGTTTTCTTCTAAATTTAATATACAAATAATAGAAGGAGATATAGAAAATGGGATTTGACCCATTCTAAATACATCTAATGGACATTGGGCTAATTCCCATATCTGATATAATAGTTCCACAGTATGTAAATCATCAAAAATGATACATTTTGTGTCTCGGGTACATGAGTGCCAAACCTCTCTTTTTATATCTACATTTTTATCCCTACATGAAATAGTTAATATATCGTGTTGAGCATATTGGCTAGTAATTTCTTTTGCCTTTGTTGATTTACCTGAGCAAGATGGCCCTGCAATCAGAAGGGGCTTAATTTTATTGTAGGTTGACATATTAGTTATAAAAATAAAATTCTGGGAAAATATAAACGTCATTTAGTGTAAGCTGAGTAAATGATGGACTGGTAAGTATCACAAATAGTAATTCCTTATTGCATCTAGCCCTAATCATCCTACATATTGAAATTAAAAAAAGTATTGTAGCCTCATCTTGTACTTCGATGAAACTAATACAGGTAACTCCTAGTTTAATATAGGATTCAATTATAGGTTCAAGCATCTCATCATTCCGAAAAGCGACGTCTATATGCTTAAATGTAATGTTCTGAATAGGGAAAAAATGACCTAGTAAATCTTCAAAACATGCGTTCTTGAGGGCTTGGTTAGTACCAAGAATTATTTTGATATTCATACGCCTACTTGTTTTACTTTATTGGTTTCTATTTCCTGAATGAATGTTTCAATGGGTACATGCAGAATCTTACAATTTGAAAGGTCTGCGATGAGCAGCTCTACAGTCCTGTAGCTTTCACCGCCACCTTGTCCATTTTTGCCAGCAATGAACAGTACCCTCCCTGTTTTTTCAGTCTTCCAGAATGAGTGAACAGGAATGAATATTTGTCTATTACTCATGTATGATCTCGAAGGCTGCATCAACGATCGTTAATGCTCCTGGTCTTGTTTGAATATGCTGCCTAATTTCAGGGAATGCTTTCTCAAGCTTTTTCTTGTTTTGAAATAGCTCGTCAAGTGTACTTCTAAGACGCTTGTCAAATTCTTCTTCAGTTACTTCTTTTTTATCGTACAAAGCACTGTGAATATCAAGGTTGGCACATTTGTATATTAGGAATTTCATAATATAGGAGTTTGGTTTTTAGCGTTATAGATTTCTTGTTCTGTGTATATTTTTTGAGCCATTTCTAGAATCCTTTCTTCAAGAACTCTATCTTCTAGTTCAATACTTCGAATAAGCATTAGTAGACCTTCCTTTCTCTCATTTAGGTTGTCGAGTGCAGCTCTTTCAAATCTGAAAATTCGTCTACCTTCTTCTAGGTTTTCTGTCCAGTGTGTCATTATGGCATTGGTTTTCCTTTGTGTTTCATGCCTACGTGGGCTTTGAGTCCTTGTAGGCCTTTGGTTGTATGGTACTCACAGTAGGGGCATTTTGCGCCCTTGGGAGCTGGTGGTGTGGGCATAAGCGTTGCGCTTTCCTGGGCAATTTGAAGGTATGGCAGCGGGCTTCTTCTTAATGCTCTACAATCGCTTAAGATTTTTTGTATAAGGTCGATTTCTCGTAGATAATCGACACTAGATAGCTTCAGCTCGTCGGAGCTTACTGCTAGTCTTTTCTCTCGACTCTGGATGTTTGATAGCATAATATGATTACACGTTTTGAACTATACGCAGGTAATTTCGATTGCACACAAAACTGTTGGTAGACGGATAATTCCCGCCTCAATGGCCTTATTATAGGCCTCACGCATTGATGAAACACAAAAGGTTTCACAGAGGACTATACCAGTGGTATAGTCCTCCAACTTCACTTGATAGGTAATCATCTAGCGAACTTTCGTTGCTGTAATTACGATAGATTCATCATGTGAGGTTAGCTTGAAGTGTTCAGGATTGCTAGATTGGATTACACCATGAACTGCAAGCTTTTCGAATAGTACTATAGGATTGCCATAGTACGTTTTGCGGTCGTAGAGTTGATATACTTCTTCTCCAGACTCTTCAGGCTCTTTCTCGATCTGGATGAACCAGAGAGAAATGTTTTCTTCTATTACAACGCCAGGGCGAGGAGCAATGATCAAGTTGTGTTTCCAGAGCTCCGTAAGGAATCTTGGGAGCTGCTCTATAGAATCAACTTCATGAATGTCAAACGCTGCCATTAGGGCGTCTGCCAAGTTATCATTGAAATTTTCCTTACTCATTACGTTGTAATAATCATTTTGATTTGCCATTTTTGTTTTGGGTTTTAAATTAATTAATTGATTGAACCTTATGGATAGCACGGCTCGGAATCGTTTGCTATCCATTTTTTATTTACTTTTTACTATAATTCTTTGAAAATGTTTGGGTACTTCAAGAAGTATTCTAAGTCCCAACTACACTCCACATCTACCAATTTCTTAGTGAATTTCCCCTCTATCACTTCTATTATTTCTCCAACTTGAAAATTACTTCCTGGGTAATCTACTAATACTTGGAATGAGATTTTTTGAAGGATAACACTATTGGTTTTCGCGATATAGATATATTCGGTTATCCTTCCCTTTTCCTGTTGTAGTATCCTTTTCGTATCCTTATCATACCCTTTGGCATTTTTGGGATTGAAAAATAATTTGTTCGTTTTACAATACAACTTGAGTGTATCCCTAAAGGCTATTGGAGTAATAGACATACCTGAGCATGAATAGAATGCACCTCTTGCGGTAGCTAAATTCACATAAGTATCTATGCGATTATCGCCTTGAAAATAGGACTCGAACCACTTATTAAATGCGATTCGAAGGATTTTTGATGTTGTCATTAGAATGCTACGTCTTCGGCTATTGCCTTTGTTTTAATGTATAATTTTTCTTCTGTTACTCCTTGATCTCCTCGAATAATACGACCCGATGAGTTTTGAAATTCTTTCGGGTTAAGTTCATAATTCATTAGCTTACACCATGACTTCAACCTTTTCATAAAGCTTTGAGCTGTAATACGTCCCTTATTGTAATTATAGAAACTCTCTTGAGATTCATTCCTACTAATAAAGGAATCGAGACGTTTCGGGTCAGCAAAATAGCTGTCTGCCCATGCTCTGAAACCTTCACCAATGGCTGTAATCAAGTTTCGTTTTTCCACATTTCCTTCAGGGATTTTTACTTGGTTGTCACAACCAAGGTAAAACTGCACCGTTCTTGCCATGGTATTGAAAAAGTGATTCCATTCATCACTATTCCAATCGTCAAAAAGTTGTTTGCCGAAATCATCCTTTGGCTCTCTATCCTCCAGATAATCACCAGTGTTCTTGTGATAATAGTCGCTGAAGGCATTAATGACTTTTCGACGCATATCTGAAGGCTCGGTGAACTTATCGCCAAAGTTGGAGTTGAACCAAAATTTTGGAGATTTCTTATAGCTAACAGGCAAAGCTTTCATCCCTTTTCGAGCTACCGACATATCGGATGTTAGATGCTCGTAGAAGTTTTTAAAGTTTACATAAGGCCCTGTATCGTCTGAAAGGATTAGATCGTAATCCTCCGTAACACCGTCCAATATGAAATCCATCTTGCCAGCTTCCAACTGTTGTCCCGGGAGAATGAAGGTTTTCAAGAAGTATTTCAAACCTCTGGTTAGGATTGACTTACCCGCTCCTCCGTGAGCCTCGCCATCTTCAGATATTTTGTAGTCCATACTCCATACAGCCCAAGGGCGGTTTGAGAACTTATATCTGTGCAGCACATAACCGATACAAAAAAGCTTGTTCAAAAGGTGCTGCTTTTGCTCCTTAATTTCTGCCTCCGTTAAGAGTGGACCATCGATAGCGAACTTATATTTTTTCAGATATTCATCTCTATTTTCGTAGTCCATCTTATTCATAATCGTAACAACCTCCTTATCCAAATTAAGATTGTCGTTGATGTATTTTACCTGTTCGCTGGTAGTTCGTTCATTATACAGCAATCGTTCCTCCAGCTCACGTCTCCAGTAGATTCTTGATACTTGGATTAGGAAGTTGAAAAACATACAATCATTATGAACTACCTGTATATCAATATCTCCGTTTTCATCACGAATAATTTTGAATGGAGCTTCAGTAACTTTTGGCTTGAAGGTTCTGCGATAGTCTCCTGGCACTCGCAAAACTTTTTCTTCCCATACCGTTTTCCCATTTGCCTGTAGCTGTTCTTCAATTCCCTTTTCGGTTATTCTCCAAGCCATCTTGTCGAAAAATAGATATTGAAAATCAGGGCCATAGTTTTCGAAATCTAAATCAGATAATGGGAGGTTAGAAAAACTACTATCGCTCATGTGTGGGGTACGATAGAACGTATTTCGTAAGTCCTCATTCTCGTTTCGCTCCTCCAAAAAATTATTAATGTACTCCTTGAGCTTCGACCATGTTACCTCTTTTGCTATCCCTTTTTCTACCTGAAGGTATTTGAATGTACCATCGTCTGTAGTGCTGTACCTCATGAAACCAGAGTGGTATAGGAAATTATACATCCTAAGGTTATTGGGTCGATATTCCATAATCATACGCCCAAACTTATGTATAGGCTTCCCTTTGCTGTCGACCTTCGGTTCTTCGTCCCAAAACTTATATTGGCGAGCTGTATTAATTAAGCCTTGTACCTCATACTTACCATTCACCCGATCCCCTGATTTGATGGGGAGCCTTAGCCAGTCCCGAAAATCCTTATAGATTGGTTTCCCTTCAGCATCTTTATCCTTTAACATTTCGAAAGGTAACCATGCGGTTTTCATGTCCAAATATTGGAGAGCTAAGGCATGGCCAGCACTTATTCCTGTCGCATCTATGTCTGGAAGGTTAGTGAAATTCTTACAAATACGACAAATGGATTTGTAGTCATCTGAATGAAAATATTCAGTTTCAGAATTCCTCCAGACAACGTGATACCCAAATGCGGCTAAATTGAGTGCGTCAGATCCACCACTGCACATAACAATGTTCTCAAACTGGAAGTCTTCTTTTCTCTTTTTTTCCTTCTCTTCTTCACTAAGACTATCATACTCCATATTGGAAGCTTCGTTTCGTGAATTAGCAAAATTGATATGCTGCACAAGACCGTGGATATAAGCAGCAGGTTTTTTGCCTATCCACTGAAATCTGAATTTCTTATTAGCTTTTGGCATATAGATTTTTCCAAAAGCACCTTCGTCTATTAAGATGATGGGAAACTTTTCATGCGAACCGAACTCGTTTGTTTCTCCCTCAGAGGTACGTCTATAGTACTCAAGCGCCTTGAATCTATAGTACTCGAATAGTTCTTTTCCTTTCTTAATTCTTTCCTCTTCGTCTTTGCCAAGTGCCTTCCAAGCTGAATCGGTAAAAACAGACTGAAGCTCGTGTTTTTCGGTTGGCTTAACCTTGTAGGTCAACGCACCCTCTGGCTCGTCGGGTGTGGCTGCCCACTGGTTGAATGTTGCTCTTGTAGACTGGTAATTTTCGGTAATGTTGTAATGGCTAGCTACTTCTAATACAGCATTGCGAAAATCAAGACCTAATTCTTTTTGTGCGATTTTGATCGCATTTCTGCCCTTTTGATCGTCTCCAAAATCGGTAACTATCCAAGTTCCATCCGTCATCTTTTTTAGGGATGCCGAAGGGGTTTTTTCTTCGTGAGCTTTGAACTTTCCTTTTCGAGTCTCACACCCGACAGAATCGGGATAAATCTTGTGGATATAGGAGAGACCCCCATCCACGGCTAAAACTTCTTTAACATCAATCATTTTGTAGTGCGGCAATCTTTTGCTTCAGGGCGCTAATGTTTTGAGTAGCGTACTCCTGAAAATAGGTCGTTTCGAGTTTGAATTTCTCCCATTTCAATATCTCAGCCTGATAGTGGGTGATGGTATCACGTTTATCAGTTTCGGATAATTGAGCTGGGTCAATCCTAGTCCTTATCATCAAAAAAATGAGCAGACTAGGATTACTATCGCAATTATTGCCGCTGTAGCGAAGCCTGCAAGGACTTCAGCTAGGATAGATTGTTCCTTATCGGGTAGTGAATCGTAAAACTTATTAAGTGCATTCATAGTGCTTATAGTTAAGACATTGTTGACTCTTAAAAAACCACTGGAGAGACCGCCCCTCCAGTGGAAAAACAGAAAGAAAAGAGTGGCTAGCTCTTACATCTTAAACGGAACCTTTCCGTCGTGAGCAGGGAGGGAGTCGAACCCTCGAAGCTCTTAGATACCTAGCACTGTAGTACTAGATATATACATATATAAGCAAGGATGATAATTAGCATTTGACGGTAGTTAAACTTTGAATAGACTTTAATTCGCTTAATGTTGGAGCAACGATTCCCTTTCTAATATTCTCCAATCTTATATAGACTTCTACCACTTTTACACCTTTTGTATTGCTATGAAAAGTCTCAATATATTTCCTTACCCACCCTTTAGGAAGCTTCTTTTTGAGCTTTTCAACTTCATCTTTCAGCTCGACCGTTAGAGTATTTTTAGCCCCTTTCATATTGTTTAGCAGTGTTTTGATTATCTTAACAGTTAAATTTGTGTCAGATAAATTCTTATCTGATAAACTTGATACAAAACAAGTAAAATACTTGTTTACATACAAGTATTTTACTGTAATAATATTTAATTTATAATGAGTCTAAATTATCACTTTGGAGAGCTTCTCCTGAAATATTTACAATCGAAAGGGATTCAGCATAAGTGGCTTGCTGAAAAGTTAGGAGTATCTAATCAGGCAGTAGCACAATATTTTGAGGTTAGAACACCTAGAAAAGCAACAGCAGAAAAAATACTTAGTACCTTGGGAATTACAATTGAAGATTTGATAGACTTAGAAAAGCAAACTAAAAAGGTAGAAGAGCCTCAATCAAATTATCAAACTCAAAATAATGTATCTATTTCAATGGAGCAATTCCAGTATTTCATGGAAGCAGTAAAGGAAAGGGATGCATTGAAGCAAAAGGAAATAGAGCAGCTACAGAAACAAAATTCCAGGGAGGTTCCCGTCCCTAAAGTTCAAGACTGA